TACGGCGAGGATGTAGGAGCTTTCCTTGTCTGGCATTGGTGTCCGAAGTACGCAACGGAATCAAGGCGCGATTCTATAGGCGCGCAAGTCCTGGACGATTGGATTAGAGATGATTTCATCACCGAACACCAAACCGAGTGGATTAATCAAGAGCTAATCGTTAAAGATATCGCAGCACTCGCAGAAGAATTCCAGATTCAAAGTATTGGCGTTGATGAATGGAACGCCAGCGAAACACTTCGCAAGTTAAAAGACGATCACAATGTTGAAGTTTTAACTTTCCGACAGACGCTAAAAAACTTGAATAATCCGACTAAAGTTTTGGAAGAGTGGATCAATTTTCAGCGAGTTATCTTACCTGACGATCCAGTTTTGCAATGGGAGTTCTCGAACGCCGTTTGTATTTCTGATCGAAATGGAAATATAGCAATATCAAAATCCAGAGAAAAGGATAAAGTAGATGGGGTAATGTCCATGATTATGGCTCTTGGCCGATGGCAAGCATCTACTGCGACGGAAACAGATTTTAGCTACCTTGAAGATGGAATCACAATCATAGGGGAAAATTATGAATTTACTTGATACGGTGCAACGATGGCTTCGACCTGTTGGCCGTTATAGTTCCACTTTATTAGTGGATGCGCAAAGCAATTATTCTGGCATTCAGATCACAGAACAGGCCGCGCTTGGATCGTCTGCCGTATGGGCCTGCGTGAATTTAATTTCTCAGACCGTGGCAACACTTCCATTCAATCATTATCTGAAATCCGCTGACGATGAGCGTACCAAGCTTGCGAAATCAAAGCTTGCCTACCTTCTTAATTGCGAGCCTTCGCCAGATTATTCTGGCTATACCTTCAAAGAAATCATGACAGCTTCAGCGGTGTTACATGGTAACGCCTACGCTGAAATATCAAGAGATCCGTACACTGGCGAGCCGAACGGATTATGGTTTATTCCGCCTAACAATGTTCAGCCTTATTACGACACCACCACCGAAAGCGTTTGGTACGCAATATACTCCGGTGATTACCGAGGCGGCGTCCCTTACATGGGTATTCCGCATAATAATATGCTTCACATCCTTGGGCTTTCCTATGATGGTTTGGCAGGCTATTCGCCGCTTTATCTTCAGCGCGAAACGATGGCTTTACACATTGCGAGCCAAAGATATGGAGCAAGCTTCTTTAAAAATGGTGCAAGGCCAGCAGGGATTATCAAATTTCCTAATAAGCTTTCGCCTGAATCTAAAGACGCTCTGCGCCGTTCATGGGATTCCTTCCATGCTGGATCTGGTAACGCTGGTCGTGTTGCGATTCTTGAAGGCGGTTTAGACTTTCAAAAGTTGCAATTAGATCCAGAGGAAGCGCAATTTCTGCAAACGCAACGCTATTCAAGAGAAGAAATTGCTTCAATCTTTCGAGTTCCGCCTTCGATGATCGGCGCAGCACCGCATTCTGACGCTATCGAATCCGTAAGTCTTGAGTTTTTAAGGTCAATTCAGCCTTGGTTGAGCCGTTGGGAGTCTGAAATCAAGCGCAAATTGATCTATAATTCTGCCGAATATGTTGAAGCGGACACAAAATCAGTGTTACGAACTGACCTTCGGAGCCGTTACGACGCTTACGCGATCGGTAGACAATGGGGTTGGCTATCCGTTGCCGACATCCGCCGCCTAGAAAACATGAATTCCGATGTGGCAGGCATGGATGATTACTTGAAACCGATGAATATGGAACGACTGGACACGGTTGGCGCCGTTATTCCTAAGCTGGTTCCGGCATTGATACCAGGCATTACGCCAGACGCTCCAGGCGCTCCAGCTATTACGCCAGGCGCTCCGGCTTCAACAGCTCCAGGCGTGGATACTCCAGACTCGGCCTTACCTCCGAATCGATCCGATAACAAAATCTTAGAGCGAGTTTTGATCTTGAAGGTGGCGCAGCTCCGAGCCATTGAAGCAACCGCATTGAAACGAATTAGCAAAGATAAGTTGTTTATTTCAAAGCTGGACGAACTCACCGAACAAACAAAGAAACGGCACTATATGGCATTTGATGAAATCCTCGATGCTTTTGAAATCAAAGGCAAAGAAAAAATTGCGGAGTTCATTGCAAACACCGCAGCGCAAAATTTAAAAGAAAAGTTCCTCGATGTCGCAGGCAATACCAATTTTGCTGGCCTGCCTGCCGCAGTTGAATCTGCCTTGCCTAGCTATTTAAACTCTAACTTACTTCCATCATTCACCACCACGGAGATATAATCATGGAACGTCGAAATGCTGTTGAATACCGATCTGAAAACGAAGGTAATACTTTGGTTGGCTACGCAGCGGTGTTCACCGACTCCAGCGGTAAGCCTTCACTCTCTGAAAATCTCGGAGGATTCCGAGAACTCGTTTCTCCTACCGCTTTTGATAAACGCTCTGGCAAAGTCCTGGCGTTTTATAATCACGACTCAAGCCAGGTATTAGGCAAGGAAGGAACGAATCTTGAATTGTCCGTTGATTCCAGAGGCTTAAAGTTTTCGTTGGTGTTACCAGATACCACCACCGGCAGAGATGTAAAAGAATTAATTCGAGCTGGAATTCTTTCTGGTGTTTCGTTTGGATTCACTGTCGATAAGGATTCTTGGCAGATGGTTGGCGATGAAAAGATTCGTACTTTGGAAAAAGTTACGCTCTATGAAATTAGTCCAACTGCTAACCCTGCCTATCCAGATACCTCGGTTGCTTTAAGGAATTTGGCCGAGTGCGAACGCTCTGAAGCACGAAGAAAACAAGCGATAGCAAAAATAAAATTAATGAAATGGAAATTTTAGTTGACTAATTTAAGATATTGCTAGTACACTAATATTAATTAGATCACACGCTTTTGCGTGAACAGCTTTGGAAATGTTGCCGAAGCCGTTCACGCATTTTTTTTTGGAGTTTTTGAAAATGAAACAGTCTAAAGTTGAAGAACGAGCCGCAGCAATCGCCGCCGCCGAAGCACTGACCACCGTAAACCGCGATTGGACACCAGACGAACAAGCGCAATTCGATGCGTTGGCTGGCAAAGTCCAAGAGCTTGAAGCTGCAATGGCTCAAGATGCAACAGATGACCAGGCAGCCGAAGCGCAAACCGCAGCTCGCAGCTTGGTAAATGCGTGGAAAGTTTCGAAGCCAGAGCCGAAGATTTCTCGATCCAAGGTTTACGCCAGTGCGCCAAATTATGTTCGCGACCTGGACGATAAGAGCGACCGCAGAAACAGAAGCCTTGCGCTTCGTGGCTGGTTATCCGGTGGTAATCGCTCCGAACTTTGCACCGATGAAATCCGATCGGCAGCACAATCTACCGGCATGAATATCGACAGCGATAGGCTTACTTTGGATTTGTTCCGCACCGCTCCGAGGAATGAACAAGAAATTCGTCAGGCGCAAGTTACCTCTACCGCTGGGTACGGTGGTTATTTGGTGCCTACCGAGTTCGTTGCTTCGCTCGAAAAGGCGATGTTGGCGTTTGGTGGCATCCGCGAAAACGCAAAGATTATCCGCACCGGTGGCGGCGGCCCTTTGACTATGCCAATGTCTGATGACACCGGCAATGTTGCGGCAATCGTAGGCGAAGCATCTTCGATCAGTGTTACTAACGCCTCGTTTACGCAGTTTACTTTGGGTGCTTACAAGTACGCTTCGAGCGTTCAAGCTTCATGGGAAATGCTGCAAGATTCAGGTATTAATCTTGAGTCTGAATTAGGGGCAATCCTTGGGGAAAGGTTGGGGCGCGGACAGGCAGCTCACCTAGCAACTGGTGACGGCAGCGGAAAGCCTACCGGCTTAGTAACGGGTTCGACTCTTGGCGCGACTCAAGCAACTGACAATGTTTTTGCCTACCAAGATTTCTTGAATCTTTATCACTCTGTAAACCCTGTTTACCGCAAGAACGCTTCATGGGTTATGAATGATGCGCTCCTAGCAAAAATTAGAAATCTTACTTCGCCTGCTGGCTATCTGATTTTCACGAATCCGACAGACGGCGAGCCAGTAAGTTTCTTAGGAAATCCGATCGTTATCTGTAACGACATGACCTCCGACCTTACCACCGCAGCAGGCAAGGTTTGTTTGTTTGGTGATTTGTCCGCTTATAAGGTTCGCGAAGTTTCGAATATCGAATTGACCAGACAGAACGAACTTTATTCGGCTTCTGGCCTCGTTGGCTGGGTGATTCATCATCGATTGGATGGCAAACTTGCTGACGCAGGTACACACCCTGTTAAGCACTTAGTTACCATCTAATCAGTGGTTTTGATCCTTCCTAATCACCCTAGCTTTATCCTCCTTTTGCTAGGGTGATTTCTTAAAAAGGCTTTATCATGCTACCGCAATGGACGACAAAAATAATTTCGGAGCCAGCAACGGAGCCAATCACCTTGGCACAGATAAAATTGCATAGCCGTATAAGTCACGCAGACGATGATTCTTGGTTGACGATGGCGATTATCGTCGCTCGGCAATTTGTCGAAAAGACTTGTGAATTAAGTTTAATTACGCAAACAAGGCGAATGACCTTTCCGCAATTTCCGCAAAACTTTCTTACTCTGCAAAACTTTCAGCCACAACCTTTATACTCGTATTTAAAGCTTTCCTATGGGCCTACCGTTTCGATTAGCGAGATCAAATATTACGATCAGACGAATACCTTACAAACACTTGCAGAGTATCAGGCAACGCTAGAATCGAATCCTTGTCTAATTGTGCCTGGCGTAAATCAGTCTTGGCCTTCGACAATGGCGAATAGAATAGACGCGGTTAAAGTTACTTATGTCGCAGGCTATGGCGCAGCGGAAAATGTTCCGGCGGCGTTGAAACAGGCAATTCTTTTGCTGGTCGATTTCTGGTACTCGAATCGTTCAGCGGTTGACATTGGTTCGCCTGGGCCTATTCCGTTTGGAGTTGATGCCTTAATGAATTTGTTCGCTTCAGGGAATTACAGATGATTACTAATTCCGGAGAAATGCGGCATAAATGCGTTTTAGAGCGAGCAACTTCTGCCGCTGATGATGTTGGTCAGATGATTAAATCATGGGATAGCTTGGAAACTTTTTGGGGTAAAGTTACTTCGCATCCAACAGGGCTTCAGGTTATGGGCGAACATACAAGCGCATTCATGAGATACACGATTAAAACTAAAAAAACATTAGCGGTAGTTGGCGATAGGGTTATTACTGAAGGACACACTATAGAAATAACCAGCGTTGGCATTAAGAACTTTGTAAATGGCATTGAAGCGACACTAGAAGGCGCAGAAAAGGTTGCGTAATGAAATCAGTCTATAAGCAAAATGGAATCACGATTGATATTACCGAAATACAGACGATTTTGGCAAAGTTCGGAGATATCACGCCAAATCTGATGCGTAAGAGTTTGCGACGCGGATTTGCGGCGATTGGCAAGGAAGTAAAGGCAATACAGAAAAACAAGATCCAATCGATTGAAGGTAAGCGCAAGGTTGGAATCGGCTTCAATAAAAAAGGTAAAGCCATCACGAACGGATTAGGAAAAAGCATTACGATTAAAACAAATGTTGATGTAAAAAAAGGTAAAGCTTATATGTTCGTAGGGCCGCGGCGGAAAGCTACAGACCTTGGCACACCTTCAAAGTACGCTCACTTTGTCGAAAGCGGAGTTAAGCCGCACAAAATCAAAGTCAATAGAGGCCATAACGCTGGCCGAACTTTTAATCATCCAGGCTATAAGGCAACGCCGTTTGTCGCTCCGAGTTATGACGCTATACGCTCTAGAGCGCAGCAGATGATGATTGAGGCAATGGAAACTGCTATACAGGAGACTTTAAAACAATGAGCCTTTCCGCCGCAATTACTGCCAGGCTTAAAACGGTTTCGGGTCTGAATGACAAAGTATTTCCAGATGTTGCACCGAGTGGAATTTCTTATCCGTTTTGCGTTTATAAAATGCAGAATGTGGAAAGGTTTTATTGTTTAGATGGTAGTACCAACGGTTTACCAATTGCCATCTATAGCGTTATGTTCTTTGGAACAAATAGGATTTTATTGGAAGGAATTGCGGTTGAAGCTGGAAACCTTTTTAACGGTTATCGTGGCACGATTTCCGGAACACAGATTGCAAGTAGCGTTTGGAATAATCAAGAAACAAATGATGTTTTCGTTGAAGGCAATGAAATTTTGGTTTATAGTTATACTAATAGTCATTTTATCCAATTTGTAGAGGAGTAGAGTTATGACGATAGCAGCATTTTCTGGCATGGGAACTACGGTTACGGTTGGCGGCACAACATTCAAAGCGATTTCGATTACTACGCCAGTTTTAAAGCGTGGCGCAATCGAT